CTTTTCATTTTTATTTTAAATTTTATTTTTAAACAATACTTTCATCCCAACTATCAGCTGCTAAAGTAAATCCTGTTATCTTGTATAAACCATCTGTCATATATTCTAATTCAGGAGCATTTAATTGTGTGATTGGAAATACATAGAAAAGTTTCCATTGCCAAAATGGCTTTGCATCTCTACTATATAATGTAATAAGAACCCAATCTGCGGTATAATCTTTTTTAACACCTGTTCTACCTGTTAATGGGTCATAAACTAAATCAGCCCATTTACGTAAAGTTTTTAAAACATAAGGACTATTATTATCATCTAAGTTAACTTCAAAATCAAGCGTAACATCCATTGTTGTTTTGTCTGGTTTTGGACCTGCAAATCTTCTTTGTGCCCATTTATATTGTTGTACTGCCGGTGTTGTTGGGAACGTATGTGATTGTAAACCTCCAATTTTAGTGATTCCTTCTAATAGTAAATTTGTTCCTTCTTGACCTGGAGCGTATCCTTCCCCAATACCAGATGGTAAATCTATCAACACTGTGAACATATTTAAATAAATAGGTTCAAATAAAGATGTTGATGCTCTTGATTGTCTAAAATGTCCAGTACCAAAAGTACCTGAAGATTTTGTAGGATTTATTGACTTTGCCATATATTTTTTATTTATTTATTTTATTTATTAAACAGATGCAAATCCACCAGAACTTACTCCACCAGTTGAGTTAAGAGAAACTCTGTTAACAACTTTTTGCATACCTTTAGTAACCCAAACTCCGATATCAATAACGGCAAATCCATCTTGTATGATATCATTTGTATTATTAGAATCATCCATTACAAGTTCATATTTATCTAATGCACCTGAATTTTTAATTCCTTCTAAAATAGGAGCTACTGAATTAATAACATTTAATCTTGTTACAGGATTATTAATGTCAAACACATAATTTTTAAGAACTTCTTCAACTTGAATTTCAATTGTATTTAATAATTCTCTTACGTGTAAGTAATTGTAATCACTTTTTATATTTTGATAAGCTGTTGCATTTGAATAAATTAATATTTCACCAGTTGATGGTCTTTCAATAATTGAATTATAACCAAATGGTTCAAGATAATCTCTATCCTGTTTATCAATTGGATATTCTACACCTAAAACATCAGGATTAGAAATAACTCCATTTTTATTTGCGACAATAACATAAGGATTTCCGCCTAAGAATTTTTTAATGTATGTATTAGAAATATCTGCAGCAGGTGGTACTAATATAGTTTTACCATCATCATTGTATTTTAAAAATGGACCAAATACTCCGCTGTATTTAGAACCGTATTCTTCATTAGGGAATGAAAATCTAAACGAACGTTGCATATCAGGATTTCCACCTTCAGCTATCCATTGAGTATTGAATATAGGTGTTGGGTCAACCCCTGGAATAAATGTATCACAGAAATATGGGTCTGTTGATGATGCAAAATGTTGCATTGAAGGGGCATTTAACAAAGCTGTTGTTTTTCCTCTTGCTTTTGCTAATCTAGATATGTATGATTTACCACCCATTAATGGTTGTAAACCGTAAGCCATAGTATCAACTATATAACGATACTGAATCATGTCAGGATTTACTAATCCTCTAAAAATTCCTTGGTCATATAACATTGAATATATTTTTGTAACCCCAGATTCAACGCCTGGTGCACCGTTTTCGTCATATCCTGGTGCATGATTATTTGTTATTGTTAAACCAGGTAATTTTACTAATTTATAATAAGGTGATACTAATGGATTATCTATTGTTTTTTGAACTTTTATTTCAGAAGGGTCAATTGCAAAATTATAAATAGGTTCGGCCGTTGAAATTAAATATTGACTTGTAGCTGATACCCAATTTTTTCCAATAACATATGTTACACCCGGTTGAATACTAGCATCTGATTTAATTAATGTTCCCATTGTTAATCCAGATGCATCAGCATTTGACATATAAAATGTTTTACCATCTGCACCAACACTTGAGCATGTTAATAACATGTGCATATCTGCTTCAGCAATACTTATATCATAACTTAAAAACGAAAATCTTTTGTTAGTCATATTAGTATTAATAAGATTGTGTCCTACTAAATCTACAAGATATGGTGCTGCTTCTGTTGAAGTACCATCACCCAATTCCCATTGACCTTGCGAAGCATCATATACTAATTGGTCTAATGCTTGATTATTAATGTTCATTAAAATACCTGTAAGTGAAACAGAATTATTAATTATAGTTTCAATATATTGAACTGAACCATTTTGATCTTTAAAATCAGGAATTATAGTTCCTACCCACGAACCCATTAATCTAATTTGTTTTAAATTAATAAAATCATTTATTTTATCTTGTTTTAACCCATTTATATTAAAATAAGATGAATAATATGGGTCGGTAGATAATGAACCATAATTAGTCCAATCTCCTTCAATTGCAATAACTTGAATAAAATAATCCTTTAATAAATCATAAGGTCTTATCCATTGAAATGGAATGTTTGCTGCGGAACCATAAAAATCTTTAGCAGTTATACTATATCCTTGAATACCTATTGCTTTTCTAATAATGAATGATATAGGTTTTGTATTAGTATTAACAAGTTGAAAAAGTGGGTCTGAATCTGCACTTGAATTAAGATATTTATTAGTTACAACTCCTTGTAAATATTCAGGGTCAGCTTTCCAAAATCTTTGTCTGTTGAAAAAATTAACGTATAAATCAGTAAGTGCTGATTCTCCTTGAGCAAAATTAGGGTCATTTGAACTTGCACAATTTAAAGAAAACGTAGTAAATCCTGCATAATCAGTTGAGGTTTGAGGGTTATCATTAACTTTAATTAAACTTAATGCAAATACAGGTGCAGTTATTAAACATGTATCTAAAGCTCTATGAAAAAATGAACCTTTTCTTTCTACCTTTTTATCATTTAAACCATAAAATCTTTCACGGTCTTTAGTTGATCTTAAAAATACAGGGGCATTATGAATACCTACACCAGAATATCCAACTACCAATCTTAATGTTTGTGTTGTTACTGTAACACGTTCTGTATTATCTATTTCAATCGTATAAACACCTGATGATTTAAATTGAGATAAATCTAAGGAAATTGAATTTGCCATATTTTAAACATTTTTTTTATTTAATATCTTTTTAATATGATATTTTTATTATATATCTTAATTTTTTTTCTTAAATTTATCAATTTTTAAATTTCATAGTTGAGCTTGGGTTATATCTCAAAATGTTTAATTGACGTTGGGTTGTTTCTTGATTTAACCATGATAATTCATTAGTAGGTGTTTTACCATCGGAATTATTTCCATATAAAGCTTTAAACATATCATCAGACATACTTGCATCTGTATCTTCATACTGAGCTAATAATTCATTAATTTTGGTTTTTTCTGGGCAATCTGGATAATCATCTATAAATTCATTTAGGAATAAAATATATTCATCTTCTTCATATCCTCTTGCTAAATTTAATGTAGCCATTACTGTATCATCATGTGAACCGCTTAAACCACTTAAACTTCCTCTTTTGTTTTTTCCAAAATTAGAAAATTCATTAACTGTTATTGGATTATTGATAACAAAAAGCTTTTCATCAATATATTTTTTTCCAAGTTTACAGAAGTGTTCTTTGTCTATTCTGACTTTAAATCCCGGTTTTTTTCTTGGTGCTTTTTCTCCGGGTATTGGTTTAGTATGGTGTGTATGTAAAACCATTCCTGGGAAAAAGTTTTCTTGTGTCATTATTTCTTTAAGAACTAACTTACCATTAAAATTCATTTCAACAAATATTTTACAATTTTCTGCCCCTAATTGATCAAAGGCTATGGCTTTTGTAACTTTTCCTGTTAATGTTTCATCTTGAAAATTATCTCTATATAAACCAACTTGTACTAATCTAATCATATTTTGAATTTGATATTGGTCTTTTCTAAGTTTTCTTAAGGCTGCTAAACTTTTTAATTTTAATTTAAAAATATTAATAACATTA